AACTACTAAGGCAAGTTACTTTGAGGAGCTAACAGCAGAAAGACAAATACTGAAATATAAGAATGGGTATCAAGAACGTGTTTGGGTTAAGAAAAATAATCAAGCAAACGAAGCATTGGATGAAATGGTGTATGCATACGCTAGTTTTCAAAGATTATTGCAAAAATATGACAGAAGAACTATATATGATCAATTTGCTAAGAGATTTGACAGTAAAAAACCTCTAAAGGAGGATAAGATAAGATTAAATCAAACTAAATCGGCTAAAAAGTCGAATTTTGTCTCTAATTGGTAAAAAAAAGTGACCTTTCCAAATGAAATTCGTGCAGGAGATTTTATTCAATGGAACATTCCAGCGAGTCAAGACTTCTACGGAAACAGTATCAGCAGTCCAGATTGGTCGGTTGTTTATTATTTAAGAACAAATACAGGGCCAGTTGGTTCTACCATCAACAGCGCAGCCTATAATGATGGTTTCAAATTTGAGATTGCAAGTAATGTAACTGCGACTTTTACTGCTGGTACATGGTTTTATCAGGCAATTGCAAATAAGTCAGGAGCAGAAAAACAAACAATTTATACTGGACAGTTTACTGTTTTAGAGTCTCTTGAGTATTCTGGTACTGCACTTAATTATGATGGTCGTAGTCAAGTTGAGAAGGATTTAGCAACAATCCAAACAGCTATAAGAAATATTATTAATGGGGGTGCGATACAGGAATATAAAATTGGAACTAGAACTGCTAAAAAGTATGAGCTTTCTGAACTTATACAGTTAGAAAGTAGATATAAAGCAGAGCTTGTTAGAGAAAAACAAGCAGAAATAATCGCAAATGGTCTTGGTAATCCAAGAGCTACATTTGTTCGTTTTAATGGAGCAATCTAATGGGTATACGATCTAACATCAGTACTGCGGTAAAACGTGTTTTAGGTTTTGGTAAGAAATCTAATCCTTTGAAAAATCTTCGCGCATATCAAGGCGCATTGGTTTCTAGACTGACTTCCGATTGGATGAGCAGCCAGTTGAGCGCCGATGCCGAAATAAGGAATAGTTTGCGTAAGCTAAGAGATAGATCAAGAGAATTAGTAAGAAACAATCCTTACGCTAGACAAGCGAAGCGTACAACACAAATAAATATTGTTGGAAACGGTATGAAGTTTCAATCTCTTGTTTTGCAACAAAGAGGTGGTAAGAGAGATCAAAGAGTTAATACTATTATTGAAGAAGCATGGTCAGATTGGACACAGGCAAATATTTGCGATTGTGCTGGTAAATATAGTTTCCATCAATTTGAATGGTTAGCTGCTGGTGCTTTGTGTGAATCAGGGGAAGCAATTTTTAGAATAATTAGAAAGCCATTCGGCAATTCAACAATACCTCTTTCTTTACAAATGATCGAAAGTGATTTGTTGGATGAAGAATATGATGGTAAAACTCTTAGCAAAAATAACGAATGGCGAAATGGCGTTGAGGTTGACGAATGGGGGAGAGCTTTACGTTACGCCATCCTAACTAAACACCCTGGTGATGCATATTACTTGGACTTTTCTGCTAGTAAAAAGCTCCATATTTTTATCCCAGCGACAGATATTATCCATTTATTCCTCCCAGAAAGACCTGGTCAAAATAGGGGTGTTCCTTGGTTTCATAGTGTCATGGCTGATATGCACCAATTACAAGGCTACGAAGAAGCTGCTGTTATCAGGGCTAGAGCAGGTGCAAGTATAATGGGATTTATACAAAACGACCAAGGAGAATTAATTGGTGACGATGTCGAGAACCATCAACGCATACAATCCTTTGAGCCTGGTACTTTTCGTTATCTTATGCCTAACGAATCTGTCTCTGTTCCTGACATTGATTATCCAAGTCAGCAATATGAGATGTTTGTAAAGAATAAGATTAGACGTTTTGCTACCGGAATTGGATGCAGTTTTGAAACAATTAGTAAGGACTTCTCTGAAACTAATTATTCAAGTTCAAGATTAAGTTTGTTAGAAGATCGAGAGCATTGGAAATTTTGTCAGAAATATATAATTGATAATTTCCATTACCGAGTATTCAAAGAATGGTTAGATCTTGCAGTTCTATCTGGAGAGATTGATTTTCCTGATTATGCTCTTAATTCAAAACGATATTGCAAACCAAGATGGACTCCTCCAGCACAACATTATGTTGATCCTTTAAAGGAAATTAAAGCTTATCGAGAAGCAGAACAAGCTGGATATATGACTAAATCACAAGTCATAGCTCAGACAAATGGCGGTGATTATGATGATATCGTTTCTGAAATAGCAAGAGAACAAGAGGTTGCAAAGGGTTTGGGTGTAACATTGGATAAAGATTTAGATTTAGAAGTGGACATGAGTCAACTTGAACTTGATTTATCTCCTAATCAACCAGCACCTCCATCAAGGGCTAAAAAACGTAAAAAAGTTAATTAACTGAGAAACCTGTTATCTTGGTAATGGGAAGATCTGTTACGTTAGATCTAAGTTTTATTCAATCAAAAAGCAAAAGCACTATGACTGAAGAGATTAAACCAGAACAAAAGGTCGAACCTGATGTTCTGAAAGCAGGAGACAAGTTCGAGCGTAAAGAGGTTACGGACTTTAAAAATGTTAAATCGAGAACATTTGAGTTTCCTTTCTCATCTGAATATCCAGTAAAAAGGTATTTTGGTAACGAAATATTAAGCCATGACGAAGGCGCAGCGGATCTGTCTCGATTAAATGATGGAGGAGCAGTTCTCTTCAACCACAATATGGATAAACCCATAGGGGTAGTGGAAAGTGCCTATATCGGAGAAGACAAACGCGGTTATGCCAAGATCCGTTTCTCAAGAAGTAAATTTGCATCTGAAATTTTAGACGATGTAAAAGATGGAATAATCCGAGGTATCAGTTTTGGATATTCTATAAATGATATGGATGAGACAGCAGATGGTATGCTTGCGAGATCATGGTCTGTACACGAATTGTCGGTTGTAACTGTGCCAGCAGATCCAACAATTGGCTTTGGTAGAAGTTTGATAGAACCCTCTCAAGGTAATAGTATTAATATAGAAGATAAATCTCCTCTAGAGGAGATTAATTCTGCGGTTGAATCCGCATCACCCTCGGTTCGTACTATGGAAGAATCAACAAAACAAGAAACTGCGGTTGATACGGCAGAAGCCGTAGAGATCGACATCAAAGCCGAAGTCCAACGTGCTATTGATGAAAATAATGCTCGTACAGCATCAATCACTTCTTTATGTCGTGAATTTGGGAAGTATGGAGCAGAAGAGCTTGCTGATAGCCTAATCAGAGGAAACAAATCCCCAGAAGAAGCAAAAGCAGCAATCCTTGACCTTGTAAAAAACAAGGCAGAGGTAAGTAATTCCCCAATTCGTTCTACTGACATGACAACAAATGAAGTTGGCTTAGACCAAAAAGAAATTAAGCAATTCTCTTTCTTAAGAGCATTAAATGCTTTAGCAAACCCAACAGATCGTGCTGCACAAGAAGCAGCAGCTTTCGAGAGAGAAGTATCTGATGCCGCTTCTAAAAAATATGAGAAGCCAGCAAACGGAATCCTAGTTCCTAACGAAGTCCTTAAGAGGGATCTAAATGTTGGAACAGCTACTGCCGGTGGTAACTTAGTTCCTACAGAACTACTTGCTGGATCATTTATTGACATTCTTAGAAAGAGAATGGCAGTTATGGCTACTAACCCAACAATGCTTACTGGATTGTCTGGTAACGTGTCAATACCCAGGATGACATCTACATCAACTGCGTACTTCGTGGGTGAGTCTGGCGCTCCAACAGAAAGTCAGCAAGCTTTCGATCAGGTGAACATGACACCAAAAACAATCGGTGCTTTTGTTGACTACTCAAGAAGATTGCTACTTCAGTCATCCATAGACGTTGAAGCGATGATTAGAGATGACATAGCAAAGGTAATTGCTACTAAGCTTGATAACGCAGCTATCTATGGTTCTGGTAGTTCTAACGAGCCACTAGGTATCAAGGA